ATACAACCAAGATTCAACATGGAACACAAAACTCCGTTCACATCATACACCGGACTATGTTTTAAGAATTGTGATTTGTGAATAGTAGCATTCACCTCAACTGTTACGTTGTGACCAACATAATTGGCGCCACAACAGATACCATCTTCAATTTCATCAAAATTTTGGAATGAGTAAATGGCCGAAACACCAATTAAAAAGCTAGCAACATGGTTAAGAACTGTTGTTAAAACTGTGCCCGAACCTTCAAAAGGAGCATCTGACTCTATTGATAGATTGGCGTCGCTATTAGGATCTTTAACTATGATGGGCAACATACACTGCTTGAGTAAATTAGCGCTTGCTAAAGGTGAAAAATTATATAGCATTTGACCAACGGCAGCAAAAACCGCTTGTCTATTACCAGAGTCACAACTTGATATATCAACATTATAGTTAAATTTTTTACCGTTTAGGCGTCCTGCATACATGGAATCATCACTATAAATTATGATCTGAACAAAATTATTTTTGTTTTGAGCTTCATCTACAAGTTTAAATACATAATCCATATAACCGTTTTGTGGTTTGGCACAAATGTAGAGATCATAATCTATATTCACTTGTAATTCCAAACCAGTATTACGATTGTGGTGACCATCCAAGCACATTTTAATAAATTCTGGAACTTCATTATTGGCCATGCAACCAGCTCCATAATCAACAAAGAGTCTGGGAACTTTGCCAAACTTAGCTAATTCGCGTTTTACATTGGCGTTTAACCTTCTGGTTAAGATGTTGGAAGGATCCTGAATCCATTGGCCATAAACATAACTACCGCGCAAAGCTCTCTTTATGTGTTTAATATTAGCACACAGATGTCGAGCGCCAATGCCATCATACATTGTGCACATACTATCGTATATTTCCTGGTATGACCAAATGGCAGACCCCATAACATGGTCTTTTAAAGCTGTTACGACAAAACGATTACAGCGACCAATTAAATAATCAATATGGAAATTTCTATAAAAATCCTCCTTATACAAATCACCTTTGACTTCAATGCCTTGATAGAGAACATAATCTATCTGGTCCTCAACCCCGAACCATGAATTTGTGTAAGTTTCAGTTTCCCTATAATATTTCTCCTTAACATTTAAACTTTTCAAAACGTCATTGTTTATAACTGGTGCGAAAGTTGCCAACATATTCAATTGATTAGTGTGGAGCATCAATTCATGTTGTGCTGAATCACGTGAACCTATAATACGCTTCAAAGCTTTAAGTTTATTGTTTGATG